TTGGCGGACTCCTGCGCCAGACGCAACTTGCGCCCGGCAATGAAGTCACCGACCAGCACCTGGTACTCCGGCAGTGAGGCAATCTGCGGCAGTTGCCGCAGGACGGCCTGCGCCTCGGTGTACTCGGCAGCCGAACGGTCTTTCCACCATGGGTAGAGCTGTTCCGCGATAGGCTTGATCTGCTGGTAATTCTGCAGGAAGCGGGCACGGGTTGGTATGTGCAGGTCGATGGCGTCTTCTACACGCCGCTTGATCTGCTTCACGTCCTCCGCGCTGTACTCCTTGCCCTCTACTTCGCAGCCGTCGATGTTGTCCTCGCACCACCGTTTAAGATTCCGGGCCTTGCTCCACTCATCGTTGAGTTTCGACACTTCCCAGACATCGGCAAACGGGTCTGCAGCGGACTGCACCGCGGTTGGCCTGTCGTTGGTCTGCTCCAGCTTGGTCTTGGCGTCGTTGAGCTCCCGCTCGAGCGCCTCGGCCTTCTCCAGCGCCTCTTTCTTCTGGCGCGTGAGCTTGTCGATGCGTTTGCGGTATCCCAGCGATTCCTCGTCGCTGTTCTCTTCGGTCTCGGAAAGAACATCCTGCTCAGGCGACTCGGCCTGCGCATCCGTTTGTTCTGCGGTCGGCTCCGCATCCTCGGCCTGATCGTCCACTGAAGTGGCTTCCGGCTCCGGCGCTTGTCGCTCGACGGCTGACGCCTTGTCTTCCTCCCCGCTGAATCGTGTCTTCAGTAGCTTGGCCAACGCCGATTCGTCGAACTGCATCGGGTTGATTGGGGGCTGTGCCGTGTTTTGGGCAGGTTTCGCTTCCTGTGTATTCGTCGGGATGTCCATGCTTTTAGACCCTGCAAGCCGGGTATGCTGCGCCATGGTTGTTTAAGGCCAACCAAGAAGCCGTTGTGTGAGTGAGAGCCTAGAACTGACCGGAAGTCAATTCCCTCCCGTTTCTTAACGCACTGATTTGTGCGATGAGATCCTTGATCGCGGCTGCACGGCCTGCGTTGTAGGCACGGTCCTCCGCGGAAAGTGATGGGAGGATGGCGCTGTGCACCTCGTCCCGTAGCGTGTCGTCGATGACCTGGCCCATGGCCTTGAGCACCGGGTGCTCCTCGGACACTGAGAGGGCCTCCGAGAGTTGTTCGTCGTTCAGTTTCATTGGACTCCGAGGCGGCCGGTGATGGCGTTCTGCTGCTGCTGCACGCTAAACTGCAGGTTCTCAATGTACTTCTGCAGGTTGGCCTGGAAGAGCGGGTCCTGCTGAAGTTGGGCCTGGTACTTCGGGTTGGATTGCAAAACTTGCTGGCTGAACTGCAGGCGCATGGGCGCGGTGGGATCGTTCTCCCGGAGCTGGGGCGGGTTTCCGAGGCTCATGAGGGCGATCTCGTCGTTGGTCTCGTTGAACATCTTCTGCGCGGCGGGGCCCTGCTGCATGACCAGCTCGCTGGCGAGGGTCGGGTCGATGGCCCGGAGGGCGACGGAGATCAGCTTGGCGCGGTCGATGACGCCGGCGGTGTCGAGGGGCAGGACGAGGGTGGAGATGGCTTTGAGCTTCTCGGTGACCAGATCGGTGGAGAGCTCGCGGATGTCGAACTTCAGCATCACATCGAAGTCCTGGATGTCGGGAGGCAGCGGGGTGGCCGAGGCTGTAATGCGCTGGATCTCGGCGGGGCCGATGTATTGGAGCGTGAGGGCAAGGACCTGGCGGAAGGCCTCGGTCCAGCCGTGCAGCCAGTTGTTGATCAGGCGCTGCTGGCGCATCTGGGTGATGACTGGCGGGACCTTCTCGGTCGGGCGGCCGAAGTAGCGGTCGGTCTGGGCCTCGATGGCCGCGATCAGCTGGAAGGCAACGCCGGGCTCGCGTGCGGGCGGTTGCAGGAAGCCGATTTCGCCGCGGCGAAGGACAGGGATCTGGATGGCCGGGCCGATCTTCAGGTTGCCGCCGCGGGTCTTCGGGACCTCGATGGGCGGGAGAGTGGCCAGGGACGTGTAGTCGAAGATGCTGTCGCGCTGGGCCTTAACCTCGTGCTGCCAGGTGGAGCAGACCTCGGGCACGCCGCGGCTCTCGGTGATCTGGCGGTGGATCAGCTCGGAGCGCCAGATGACGAAGGGATACTGGCCGTGCGCGTAGTCCAAGGCCTCGAAGTAGCCCCACTTGTCGCTGACCTGGGGGCTGAAGACGGTGTAGAACACGCCTGGGATACCGTCGGAGTCGATTGATTTTTGGTAGGCGTAGACCACCTCAATCAGGTTCTCGCGGTCGAGGATACTGTTCTCGGCCAGGCCGACGGCTGCGTAGGTGTAGGCCGAGTAGTCGCTGAAACGGCCCATCGTGTTGATGGCTTCCTGGGCCCACTCGGCGTCCCAATCCTCGGTCTCGACCTTGTTCAGGAGCTGGGCCTCGGTCATGTAGAACCGGCGGAAGACCACGCGGGCGGACTGGATGTCGGTGGTCTCGGGCGGGAAGACCAGCTCGTCGTAGGGCGCCAGGGCTGCGACCATGGGCTTGTTCGTGACCATCGTGGGGATGGGGAACTCGCACTCGCCATCGGTGCGCAGGTCGCGGATGGCCTTAAGGGCCCGGCGCTTGCGCAGGTTGGGGAAGGCCGAGAGCAGGAGCTCCGCGGATTGGTCGTCGGCCTCTGGATTGGCGATGAGGTTGGGCAGGTCGGCCAGGATGGAGTCCGCGGGCGATTGGGCGGCCAGGGCCATGATCTGGTCCATGGTCAGGTACTGCTCGCGCTGCCCGAGTTCTTGCTGCCAGGTGACGTGGACGCCGGCCCAGCCGTAGGTCCAGAGGTACTGGGAGAGCAGCTCGACCTCGCGAGTGAGGTCGTTGTACATCTTCGCGTTGACCGTCCAGTCCATCAGGTTGTGCGCGGTGACGGCCTGATCGAGCTGGCTGATGTTGGTGGGGCTGACGCGGAGCATCGAGCGCCAGAAGGAGGTACTGCAGAGGTCGACGAGGCCGTTGATCACCTCGTCGGCAAGCGGGATGCGCGTGTCGGAGGCCCCGTCCCAGGGGAAGGCCGGCTTGTTGCGGTTGGCATCATTCCACTTCTTGCCGTCGTCGGTCTGCCCAGGCCAGCGGCAGTAGCGCACATTCTCGGCATTCTCGACACGGGCGAAGACGCCGTAGTCGGTGGCCGAGCGCCGCAGCTCCTCGGTCAGTGCGCTGACATTGGGCTCGTCGCCGACCCGTGCCATCACGTCGGTTGCCTGCTTGTAGGAATCTCCTTGCATAGTGAAATGGTTTAGTATCCGCCGCCGCCGCGACAATCAAAGCCCCCGCGGCCTACGAACGCAAGACCGGAGACCAAAAGCATCCCCAGGCAGTCGATGGGGTCCTTGGTGCAGCCCTTCTGCCCGTCGCGGCCGGTGTGCTCGGAGAGTGCGTAGGTAAGGTTGGCGCAGTTGTCGGTGATATAGAGGGAGGGCTCGTTGAGCGGGGTGAGCGGCTGGGTGGCGTCGTAGGAGAGGAGGCTGTTGATGGCGCTGGTGCGCTGGTCGACGGGCACGCCGGGTGCGGGAATGAATGCCATGGGCTCGTCCAGGGGGTTGTCGGACTCGGCCAGGAGGTCGATGAGCGTCGTGCCGCCGGCCTCGGAGAGAGCGGGGGAACCGCCGGCCTTGGGGTCGATCAGGCGCATCACGGGCTCGCCGTAGCCGAGGTCGGATTCGATCTGGCGGAAGAGGGCGCGGTACTCGGAGATTGACCGGCCGGCATCGAGGGTTTGTGCGGGGCCGAGCTTGCCGTCTGGCTTTTCAGACGGCAGGGCCCATTCGCCGTAGTTGCTGAAGTCCGGGAACTCGCGGACAACGATGCGCTTGCCGTCCTCGTAGACTAAGAGCCAGAGGCAGAACCAATTCCGGGCGCCGGCGGGGTCGCAGACCATGTACAGGGTGCCGCCGGGGGGCACTTTGGATGATGGGATGCAGTGGATATCCGGGCGGAAACGGGCGAAGGCCTTGCCGATGTTGTCCGAGGCCCAGCCGTAGGCCCGGGTCAGGATCTGGCCCATGGGCGAGGTGACGAGCTTGCTCTTCATCTCGTCGAAGGGGTTGTACGGGTTGTCCTCCGAGAAGAAGAACACGGTGCGACGGTTGGTCTGGGGCTGCACCATGGTGCGGGCTGCTTTGCCGAGGGGCCAGGTGGGCAGGGCCTGCTTGCCCTTGATGAGCTCGGCGTCGTGGAAAGCGGAGATTGAGGAGCCGGCGGTGAACTCCTTGTAGACCGATGCTACGCCTTCGAGGGGTGTCTGGGTGACCAGGAGCTTGCCGCGGCGGGTGATCAGGCGGTAGCGCAGTGTGTCCACCCAGGACTGAGGGACTAATTCGTCGCACCAGATCAGGTCGGCCTCGCGGCCCTCGATGGTGTTCTCGGATTGCGTGTAGTTCAGGAAGTCGCAGCGTGATCCGTTGGGCAGGATGAATGAGCCGTCGGTGAAGCCGTTTTTGCGACTGTAGTTCAGGTAGTGGATGCGGCCCTTCTTGGTGGCCCGGAGGGCGACGGGCAGGTAGTTGTAGATCGCGGGCTGTTGGACGGTGACCGATGTGGCGTGACTTGTGTGGCAGCAGAGGACCGATGCGTTTTCCTTCTCAAGAAGGGTTTGGACTACCCGGCGGGCGGCCCAGAGGGTTTTACCTGCGCGGTTGCCGCCGGAGATCAGGAGCTCCTGGGTGGCCTGGAACTCGGTGTTGGCGACCTCCCAGTGGTCCGGGATGAAGCCGTAGGTGTAGGGGTCGGCTTTTTCGAGCAGCACGAGCTGGGTGCGCTTCTGCTTCAACTCGAGTGCACGGGGGTGCGAGGCGTCGATCTTGGGTAGGAATGGGTGCTGCGGCTGATCGTTCCACCAAATGGTGTTGCAGGCCTCGGTGCAGAAGCGCTTCTGCTTGGGGCCTTCGCGCTGCTTGATGATCTCGAAGGGCTTGGAGCAGGTGAGGCAGATGGGTTGGCTCATTTATCAATATTTTTCGTTTTGGGGAACCCGTCGACTTTTACCGTCGCCGCGGAATGCCCGACCCCCTCCCCCCGGGGGCCCGGGCGGCCTGGTGTCTGCCTTGTGTAACGGGGTAGGACATTGGGTCTGCCGAGGGGTGTTGACGTGCGTTTCGATCAATGTTTGCAGGGGTTTGCTGCGTGTTTGAGCGTCGAAGTGAATATAACTGCTATTGTAGGCATGAGTGCTTGAAACAGGCCTAAATACGTGGTTTTCGATGGTGCTGCCGCGGTAGGGGTAGGACATTTTGGGCCACTACCTAAACCAGGTCGGGCGTCTGCTCGTCGTTCACGGGGGTCACATCACGCTCTTTCAGGTCCTTCATGAGGTCGCGGTGGCTCACAGAGGCCGTCATGGCGAGGTGGATGCTGGTGGGCTGGCCCTTGATGACCGCCAATTTGTCCGTGAGCACGCCCACGCTGATGGGTAAGGTACGATCGTCGATCAACATAATAGAGGATTCAGCCAGTCGCTTGGTGCCCTTCCAGATCGCAACCTCCAGAAACCCAGTGACGTCCTTGCGCCATTCATCTTCGGTTTCGGGGTAATCCACCGGCACTTTGACCCCGCGGATCAGCTTAAACGCTGTATGCGGAGACAACCCAGTGGCTTCTGCGATCTTCTCCAACGACTTGTTCTCGATGATTCCTTCAACAACCGCATCGGCACGCTCTTGGGTTAGCTTGGAGTTAAAATGCTGACCCGGATGCTCGGATTTCATGTATCCAAGCTCTTGAGAGGCCTTCAGGACCTTCTCTTTGACTCCTGCTGGGACGTTGGTTTTCCCGGAAAGCACTCTTTGGGCGTACTGATGGTTAACTCCAGCAGCAGCGCCCACATCTTTCAGACTCGGCCTCTTCTTTGGCTTCTCATCCGGCATAAGGCGCAAAGCTAAAGGGGAACTCTCCCCAGTGGTTGAGCTGTTTCTTGGGCTTCATGGAGTAGTGCTTCACTCCGGCCAGGGTCATCCTGACTGCAGCGGCGTAATCCTCACTGAGATACTCGAGTTTGCCGGGCATGGATTCCATGGCCAGGGGCATCCACAGGGTTGGGAAGCGCTCCACGCGCACATCCTCGCACCAGTCGATCCTGTATGGGTTCTGCACTCCTGACCCTTCCAGTGCTTCAAGCGTCGCCAGGAGGCATTTACGGGGGATTGCGAGGCATCCCGATGCGAACATGGTGATGGGCACTAGCTCGGAGGCGCACTCAGCGTCGTTCACTTGGTGCTTCAGGGCCTGCAGGTGCTCCACCTTCGGGCGTAGGGCCGGCCTGGCGGGCAGTGAGCGGCAGGAGTAGGGGATGCAGACGGTTGCCTGGTGTTCATGGGCCAGCTCGGCCATGCGGATGACATCGGCCGCGGTGAACTCGATGTCGTGATCCAGTTGGATCCACACATCCTTGCCTGAGTCGAGGAACCACTTGGTGGCACGGCACCGGGACCGGCTGATCAGTGCATCCTCCCGGATGGTGCGCAGATCGGTCTGCCTGTCGCTGCGGGCGAACGTGGCCGTCAGATCGACCCAGGACATCATGCACGCTGCACTAATGCCACCGTAGGCGTACAGCGAGACATGGATGGAAGGCCTGGTGCCTGCCTGGGTTATGCCTTGCACCTTACTGGTCGGCTGCGGTGCGTAAATGAATGGATCTTCCATCTGTGGGGATTCTGCCTTGTTTGCGGTCATGGTTCAATGTCCTTCCGTTGGCTTGCGAGGTAGAGCTCATGGCCTTTGGTGATGAGGTAGACCACGCTGCCTCGGGGCACCTGACAGGCCGTGGCTACGTCGTTCAGTGACAGGCCGCGGTCCCGCAGGTCGTAGGCCTTGCGAGCCAGGTCGGGTGTGTGCCTCTGCTCAGTGACTTCGGGCTCATCCTGCATCACCGGGTCCGGCGTGCCGTCCTCCTTGAACGCCATGCCCTTGGGATACGATAGCCAGCCACGCTGCACGCCTATCTTCACAAGATACGGTGCCTCTGATAGTAGTTTCGTTGTGTTTGTTACTGTCATAACAGTGAGATGTCTAATGGTGTTGCGGGCAAGTTCTGCCTCCCCTTGCCGCTTTTGTCTCCTATAAGCTGAAATATGCGTTGTCTGTGTGCCTTGCCACTGGCGCCGGGGTGGATAACGCAACCAAACCTCCCGTCTGCCTGGACAACGAGGTGATTACGCTGCTTGTCCCCACCTAACTCGGCACAGGCTGGGCATTGCCCGACCATTTTCGAGCCAATTTTGCGCAGGCCTGCCACTGTCAAGCGGTGTCTAGTGTTTGGGACGGGAGGGACGGCATTTCCGAACTCCATTCCTACCTTGGAGCAGCTTATACCCACTTTTACACTTCTTGCACCGAGTTGAGAAGTGCCGTCCCCCGTCCCAAACGCTTGACAACGCTTGACAGATCCAGTGGTTTTCATGCGGTCAAGGTTACTTTCATGTAGCCTCGGGACTGTTGTTGCTGACCGTCGCTACGGTGAATGTGGTTCGACGGGATGGCCTGGTGTATCTCCAGCATCAGTTCAGCGGCACGTTTCTGGAAACGCTTCTCCGGTTCCGGCCCCCATTCCTTGTTGTTACACATCGTCATGTAAGCACTATATAACTCCTCCGTAGTGATACAATCCGACGACATACTGCTTCCTCTAACATGATTAACAACAAAGTATCTAACACTGTCGCTCTCGCTCAACAGATTATCAATCATGCCGCGCTGCCTCTCGGTAACCGGGAACGGCCTGCCGGCCTGCATGACCCGGCACAAATCCTCCGCGCCCTCCAGAAACCAGTTCAATATCCCACTACCTTCCCGCTCAATCATCACATCGTGGTAATTCGGTATAACCTTCTCGGGCTTGGGCTGGCTGAAGTCGAGCAGCAGCAACCGCCTGCTCCACGCTCCCAAGTCTCCCTGCACATTCACCTTCAGCCGACTGTTCGCAGTCACAATCACGTTCCAGTCGCCCACCACCGCTTTCGCCCCGCTCTTCCCCTTAAACTCCACGCTCAACCTGTCGCCGCCCGTCAGCGCCTTGAGCTGCTGGCTCTCCTCGCAGGACAGGAAGTCCGGCGGCACGTCGCTGCCGATCAGCAGTGTCCGGTCATGGAAGTTGGCCAATTCAAACCTACTCCCCAGGTGCGCGGTCCTCAGCTCGCTGCAGTTCTCATCACCCACCAACCGCCGCACCAATCCGGCCACCGTGCTCTTCCCGCCGCCACCGGTTCCCGTCAGCAGCAGTATGACCTGCGGCCTGTTCCTCTGCAGCAGCGCCAGGCCGCCCCAACGCTGCAGCAGCATCTGGTCATCCTTCTCGGGCAGTGCATGATCCAGGAAGGCCTGCCACATCAGGCTGTGCGCACCCTGGACATAACGCACCGGCGTCTGGTTCCGGCTCATCCACTCCGGGCCGAACCCGTGCATCTCATACGGCGCAGCCCGTAGGTCCACCATGACATTGGAGCAGTGGACCACGCTATCGGGCCTCGAGAACGGATTGCGCTCGACCTGCAGCCGCCCGATCAGATCCACCACCTGATCCGCGAAACTCGCTGTGAGCCTCGTCAGCAGCGCCGGCAGCCTCGGGTCCTCCGTAGAGGCCACCTGGTCCAACAGAACGCGCCTGGCGGTCTCCAGGGCCTTCTGCGCCATCTCCTCGCGGCTCATGCTCATCCAGATCCCGCGGTCCCCATGATACCAGTAGTGCATCCCGGTGACCGCATCGAAGAGGAACCGCTCCTTATGCGCCATGTAGGCCGCGAAGAACGGCGCCTGCAGATTGCCCGTGCCGCTCCTGCCGAACGTCCAAGGCACGCCATGCTGCCTAATCAACTGCGCGATCTCATCCCGACTGCCCGGCGCCGGCCAGCCCTCGGGCCAGCGTATCTGGCTGAACTCCAAGGCCACCGGCGGCCTGTCCACCAGCACGCTATACTCGCACCCGCTCGGATGCAGTCCCTTGACCGTGCTCAGGTTCCCGGTACTCCGCCACTCGTACAACGGCTTGCCCAGCAACCGATCACCGACCTGTATCATCTCGGTCGTGCTCCGCTCCGCGCATGGCCCCGGGTACTTGCCCGTGACCCGCACACCAATCTGCGCCCCCCGTTTGCCCTTCCACCGCGCACTTCCCTGCAGCACCGGGTTCACCCTCAGGAAGGCCTCCAAACTCCCATCATCATCGAAGTCAATGGCGCACAGCCCCCCAGAAAACTCCCCGAGCCTCACAGCCACGTTGCCGTGCTCCAACATCACCCTGTACACGTCCCGCTTGGTGCTCTCCATGGTCTCCTGGGTGTACTTGACCATCGGAATCTTGGTCCCCGGGCTCTGCGGCACTAGGAACAGCGGCGTGCCCAGCCAGCCCTCGATCTCTTGCGTCGTCATCATACCTCTTCGCGCCTTTCAAACCGCAACGCCTCCTCTGATATAAACCATCCTTTCGGCCACTCGGTCAGGTAGATCCCGCCCAGCGTCCGCACCCGGCTCAGTGCCACGTAGGCCTGTCCTGGCTCCCGGGCCGCCCTGATATCAATCCTTGCGGCATCCAGGGTCAGTCCCTGCGCCCGGTGTATGGTCATCGCGTAAGCCAATCGGAGCGGGTATTGTTGGACGGTCACCCCCAAACTCTCAAAGAACCATTTGCGCCGACCCAGTGAAATCTTCTCACCGCGGCTCTCGACCACGATGTCGCTGCCTCGGAACTCAACCACCCGGCCCACCTGCCCATTGTAGAAGCCCTGCTCCGCATCATTAGCGGTGAACATGACCGCAGCCCCGGGCTTCAACTGCAGCACCCGCGGCGTGCTCATGTTCTTGGTGGCGAACTCCACCGCCTGGTCAACGCCCTTCACCTCGGCATCGAACACGGCAATCGGGCCATCAATTGAGCTCAATCGGTAGTTGTTCCACTTGTCCACCTGCACGTTGTGCGTCATCAGCCGGGTGATGTGCTCCGGCGGGTTCATCCTGAGCGCACTCCGCAGCAACTGGTTATCCCGCGGCTTCATCCTGCCCACGCGGAACCCGCTCAACATCTCGATGAAAGGCAGATCATTCTGCCGCCGCACCTTCTCGAGCTTGATCGTCTTGAAGTCGGCTTCCTCCCAGGCCTTGCTCAGGAACGCCCAGTCGTAGGGCTTGCTCTGATCGGTCCTGACCGGCGGCAACTGCAGGAAGTCACCCAGGAAGATCACCTGTAACCCACCGAAAGGCCGGCTGTCTTCTCTGATCCGCTTCACCCAGAAGTTTAGGAAGTCGAGGTGCCGGCCTGCCATCATGCTGATCTCATCGACCACCAGGACTTCGGTGCTCCGCACCCGCTTACGGGCGCCATGAATCGAAGGCTGCTCCTCCAGCCGCTCGGCAGCCCCCTCGAAGTCCTCGCCATCCTGCGGCCCCAACTGCATCCCGCACCAGCGGTGCACGGTGGTCCCGCCCACATTCAGTGCGGCGATGCCTGTCGGGGCCGTGATGGCCACATCCCGGACTCCTTCCACTCTGCTCAGGAACTCCCGCAGCAGCGTGGACTTGCCGGTGCCCGCCTGCCCTGTGAGGAAGACGTTCCCAAAGGATTTTGCCCAGACCATGAAACGGTCCTCGGGCGTCGGATCGAAGTCGTCCTCGATCACATGGACAGACGGGCTGGCAATCATTGGATCAGTAGGTAGGGATCAGAATGTCGGCCACCTTCTGCGTCAGCTGCACGTCCCTCAGGCAGTAGTCGATTGCTGCCTGGCGATCGGTCCTGAACAGCTCGTGGAAGTGCGCCCCGTTGCCGGCCTTGTCGCCCAGCCCGAGGTGCCTGGATATCGCAGCCAAACTCCCATGCGCCCGGCTGTCGCCGAGCTGCCACACCTCGCGCAAATCCACAATCAGGTCGGTCCAATAGCGCCCATTGCGCATCCAATAGGGCACCGTGATCCGGTGCTTCCAGCTCCGCTTGAACAAAAACGGCAGGTCGAACGGCTTCACATTGAACCCGATCATCTGCGGCTTGCGCTCGAAGCTGTCGAGCATTGCCCAGAACTGCAGCAGCATGGCCTTCTCGCCATCTGCATCGGAGCAGAGCACCGCGGGCGGCTCATGCTCGACACGGTATCCGATGGCCAGCACCTGGCCGCTGAGGGCATCCAGGGCTGCGTTTCGGATGTAGTCGCTGGCGTGGTTCTCCTCGGCTGTCCTGATCTTCTCAGCGATCAGGTCCGGGTTCTTGATGTTGCCCAGCTTGACCTGGCTCGGGTCAAACGGGGGGATGACCAACTCCCCAGGAGGAAGCGGTCCAGTCTCGATGTCGAAGTAAATACGTGGGTTTGCTGGCATAGTATGAAAAAGTTTAATGTGCGTTTGTCAGCGGATGCGCACCCCCCGCTTGTTGTCCATGAGTCCCCGACAGCAACAGGCTGCCCGGGAAAGTTGTCAGATGATGTTCTTACCGCAGTGCGGGCACAGCTTGGGCGCCTTGGGCCGTTTCAGAAGCACCGGCACGGCCAGCCACTCGCAGATCTCGCCGTAGCTCTTCCATCCGAAGCCAGTGACGGCGTTGGGATGCAGGTGCCCGGACGTGTAGAGGCTCAGGGCCTCGTCCTTATCCTTCACCGCCATGCGGTCCAGGATATTGAAGGTGCGCGTGGTAAAGGGCCAGCCCCACTGCGCCTGAATGTCGGCCTTGGTCTGGGCCGCCCGTGCGATCTGGCTGATGCGCTGCTTGGTCAGGCCCATGATCTCGCCGATCTGTGTGATGGACTTCCCCTCGGCCTTCATCTGCATGACCTCCGGGATAAGGTGGGCCACCTTGCTGTACTTCTTCTTGGTCGAGTTCATGGCTCAGTAGGGAATATCATCCTGCTCCAGCTTCATCTGCGCTTCCTCGGCGGCCTTGAACTTGGCCTGGTACCACGTCAGGCCATTGATGAGGCGCTTGTCATCCGCGGACTGCTTCACCTCGGCCTTGGCCTTGGGCAGCCAGTGCTCGATGAGGCTCGTGATGCTCTCCTCGGTCAGCTCCCGCAGCTCGATGCCCTTGTGCTTGCCGACGTGCACCTTGACCTTCGACGGGTCATCCGTTGCCGGCTGCCCACCGCCCGATGTCTTGCGGAAGCTCGAGTCCCCGCTCGCCGGCGCTGCCTTACCATCACCATCCTTCGCAGGCCGGTCTTGCAACCGCACCCACAGCCCGCTTGCTGCCAGCGGCTCGCCTGCCTTGTGCGCCATGATCAGCTTGATGTTCGCGTAGGTCTTGCTCCCATCCGCGCTCTGCTCGTGCCCGATGACCAGGCTGGCCGGGCGCCCGATCAGGCTCTCCAGGTCCAGGCTCTTGTTCTCCTGGTCGGTCAGCTTCCGGCCGAACCAGTCCTTGAGGAACTTGGTCAGCGCCGCCTTCTCATGCAGGCTCGGCACCATGGGCTTGGTGAACACCACCCAGGGCTGCACCGGGTCCCTACTGTCGTCCTGCAGTTCAATCTCGAACGCGAACTTGAACTTCTGTTTCACGCCGTACTCGGTTTCGTACTCCTTGAGGGGAGTCACGTCCACGCACACCGCCCGGCCCGAGAACTCGGGGCACGGCGCGAAGTCCTTCTTACCGCCTGTTGCACTGATAATCATACGTCTTACTTTATGTTGTTGTTGTTTTGTTTCGCCGAGGCCTGTCTTTCGACCTCAGAAATCTGTTTGGCCATGCGGCCGTACTGCGCCCAGTAGTCGGGCCATGCGTTCTTGATCTTGCGCAGGTTCTCCGGGTCGGCCACCAGGGCCGCAGCACCCAGCTTGCGCACGAACGATCCGCCGTACTCCATCATCGTGTCTATGACCATGCGGTCGTTCACTTGCTGGCCTTTCCCCGCTTGCGCCGCCAGTAGCTGACGTCGTCGAGCTTGTAGTCCCGGGCTGCCTTGTAGATCGCGCCCGCCTGCTGCTTGCTGATGCAGTAGACGCCGTCGCCCTGCTTGATTTTCTTGGCCACTGTGTTCTCGCTCATGCTGTTGGTTGGATGATGAAATCGAAGTTCGTCTGCCAGGTGTCGCACAGCCTGTTGTAGGTGTCGCCCTTGATGCGCCAGGTGCGCGGGTCCCGGGTTGAGCCGGTGTGACGACATTTGATCCGCACGTCGATGTGCTGGATGGCCGTGTTCCGCAGCGGGTGATCGCTCGGGAGTTCGTGGAGTTTGGTGATCATGGTTTCAACGCCTCTGCGGCGATCTGTGATTCCTCTGATCGGTTGCCCCGGTAGTCGGCGTTCGCGATACGCCGGAGTGCTGCCTCCAGGTGCGCGATCCTTGCACGGGCTTCTTCCAGCTCCTTGTAGGTCTTGACGGCGTCGATGGTTCTCATTTCTTCGATGGTCATGGGTTGTTCCGTTCCTCCTCCAGAATCTGAAGCATTTGACTCGCAACATGACCGTCCGATCCGTCTCGGAAGAACGCCATACTCGCTCGGTGGATGCGGTTCTCCAGTTGCTTGATCCGATCCTCCCGCTTCCTGACTTCGAGAGCGATTGCGCGGAGTTCGCGGGACTGGTGGCAACCGGGAGCCTCCGATAGGAAAAGGATTCGTTGTTCAACACTCATGGCTTGTCCTCCTTGGCTTTGCGCCAGAGAAGCAGGTCAGCCATCATGGCGTCGCGCTCCTCCTCCAGCCGGCGAATCTGCTCCATGTAATACTTGCGCTCGCCTTCGAGCTTGTCCCACAGAGCGCGGAGACGGTTTTCGAGTTGGGTGACATCGGATTGAAGCTCGCGGATCTTTGTGGCCTGTGGGTCGGCAAACCATTGCTCCTTCATAATCCGAAGCACTTCTTTGGCTGCATCAGTAGCGGGTATGGATTCATTGACCGTGAATCCACCGTCCAGATCGACACGCATGATCTGGGTCGTTGGATTGGATATCGGGTGGCTGTTGGTTGAAAAGTAGATTGGTTCGCTCATTTGCACTCCTTCCATTTGAATTGTGGTTTACCGCTCTTGTCGGCCACCCACTCTGCATGGCCAGCAGCGACTGCTTCACGCTGTTGTACGTCTCTTTGTGCCTCACCTCCGATGAATCCACCCAAGATGATTGATCCAATTATCAGTCCAAACATCAGCGCATATGGGAAATCTAAGTCTCTCACGGCAACGGCCCTCCATTCTCCCACAGCAGCAGATCCTCTCTCATGTCGTCGTTTTCCTGCTCTAGTTGAGTGATGCGCATATGCTGCTCCGCTAGTCGCTCCGCTGCTTCAGCGACTGCCGCGTTGGCAGCGCCGTCCTCGGATTGAATATCCTGAGACAATATCCGCATGGCTGCGATCAGTGTTTCGGTTGATGTTCTCACGGCTTGGCTTCCTTGGCTTCTGTCCAAATTCTCACTCTGGCCGCATATTCAAAGGGGTAGATTGCTTCATCCCCCGCCTCCTCCAGCCGCTTGATGCGCTCCTCTAACTTGGCCTTTTCAGTCGCCAGCCAGACGACATCTTTGCGCTTCTCCTCAATCTCGGAGGTGGCTGCGTTGAGTTCGAGTTCGAGTTCGCAACCAGTTTGCCAAATGGCTCCGTCATCATGTGCTGATGCGTCCATCCTCGGGTTCCCACTGACCATTTTGTTGGTGTCACCAAGATGGTTCATTTCGCCTCCCTCGCTTTGAGCATTGCGTCGGCTATCCGATAGGCATAGATCGGATACGGATCATCTACCTGACACTGGCTGGACATTAGTCCCTGCATGATGGCCGCTGCGAAGAAGTCGCGGAGGGTCATGCCCATGTCCCATTTTGAATATTGTGGATCGGATGGGACGTTCGGAAACGCCGGTCCTCCGTCGTTGATCATTTTGTTGGTGTCACCGATATGATGGTTCATTTCGCCTCCTCCACCACCCCACAGGGTTTCCAAGTCACACCGCCGTCGGTGCTGTGTTCGTATTTTTCGCACCAGTCCTTTCTGTTTTCTTCGCTGGATGTGCGGTCGATCAACCAACGTGTTTTTGGGTGTTCACGATTCCTCGCCTGCGCTCCTAGTGGCACCTCATCCGCAGTCCACGGGCGGAGCGTTGCGGTGGGTTTGATGCGGTAGGTTGTTTCAGACCAACTCCAACTAGGAACATTTGTTTTTTGCCACTTTCCGGCAAACAAGACCTCCACCTCATTACCCTCCACATACGCCTGCATCACTTTGATTGCTTCGATTGTGCGTGTCATTTCGTTTCCTTCCTCTGTAGGTATTCAGTCACTGCTTCATCTGCCACAAACTGGAGCTTGTAGCCCTTCTTGGTTGCGTATTTCTTGAGTCTTAGGTGCGTGTCGTCTGATACGACAAACACCTTCGCTGTGGGACGTTTTGGTTTGATGGGATTCATCGTCTGTGGTGCTTGATGATCTGGGCCACAAACCGGCGCTTGCAGCCGATGGCCCGGGCCACCGTGTCGGTGTCGGCTCCGTTGTCCCACAGCCGGTAGGCGAGCTCGGAGTCGAAGGCCTCGACCGGCTGCGCCCAGTTCCTCGACAACTCCCGGGCCTTGGGTTCCGGGAATGAGATCCAGCCCGCGGCCACGGCGCTGGTGATAGTCTTCTTGGTGATCACTTGAGGCCCTCCGCGATCATGGCGTGCTCCAGGATCAGCACAGCGTCCGCCGTCTTCAGCGTGATCACCTGCCTGGGCTGCCGCTGCTGCGCAATGCCCTTAAGATGGCTTTTCCACTTCGCCCCATGGGTCGCTTTGTTACCGACCCCCAGCGTCTTCTGCCAGCGCTGCGGCGGAACCTCGATCACCCGGGTCTTCGAGGCTGCAATCAGGCCGTGCAGGAATCCGACGTTGTAGCCGAAGTTGAACATGGAGCTGCCCGGCGCCCCCTTGCCGCCGACGTACCCGCCGACCTTCTCAATGTAGACCACGTCGCTGATCGCCAGCCTGTCGCTCACCAGCACACTGATGTCCTGGTCGGTCTCCGGCATGGAGTTCAGGATGATCCCGGATTGCCCAAGGTAGGCCAGGCCGCCGGAGGCCCCGGGGTCAATGGCAAGGATGCGGGTCACTTGGCAGCCTTTCTCAGCCAGGACAGGATGGCCTTGTCGGCGATGGCCTGCAGCTTAGAGCCGGTCTGCAGGCAGTAGTCCCGCAGGGCCTTGTGTGTGGTGGGTGTCACGTTGATGGTTTTCGGTTTGGTCATTTCGGAAGGTGTTTCTTTACGCGGAGCCAGTACGCCTCGGTGGCCTTCTTCTTGTCACCGCTGGGGCCGCCTCCGTTCCATTTACGGGCAAGCTGCTCGGTCGTGCAGCCTTTGCCCCAGTGCTTGAGGTAGGCCTCGCACACAGCCCGGGCTGCTGCGCGGTTGGTCATGTCCTGGTGCCGGTAGTTGCTCCCGGTGATCCGGTTCACATCCAGGACCACCCCGCGGTGGATCTGTAATGGCCCTAGGGCGCGTCCGTTGTCGCCGATGGCCTGATCATTGCCGGAGGACTCCACGATGATCAGGGCGGAAATTAGGTTGGAGAGAGTGGTCATGGCTTGAAGAGTGTTGCGCGTTGGCCGGTCGCGCCCCCGGTGGATGGTATTCGCCCCATCCGGGCGTAAGGTGTTTCGCTTTCGACAACGACAATCTGCATGAAAACACTTAACCCGTCTACAGAGAAAACTGTTTTTCTGTAGATTTTGAAGAAAACCCAATGTTTGCAGGGGTCAAACAGGGGTCACTCGGGCGCGAACTTAGCGTCGAACTCGGCCTTCGAGCGCACGTAGACCGTGCCATTGTCGAGCCGGCGGTAGACCACCACGGGCCACCGCAGCTCGCCCAGGCGCAACTGGGCATCCTGTGCCAGGATCTCGACCACCACCGACGGGTTGGTCCGGTTGCGATAGGTCACGGCCAGGCGGTGTAGACCACAGTGCCCTGGCCATTGGCGTCGACCAGCTCCGCGGCATTCACGCCCTTCAGTTTGGCCAGTGCGGCCAGGAGCTGGGTGTCGTTGGTCGCGTTTGCGATGCAGGTCGACACGATGTCCGCGTCGTCGTAGGAGGCCGACAGGTTCTCCTTGGTACGGTCGCGCCAGACGCGCACCACGCGCCCGTTGGAGAGGTTCACGCGCCGCATTGATTCTACGCAGGGGAAGGAGTGTTTCATGGGCCTTCAGGTTAGGTCAGAGCGACCGATTTCCAAGCGAATCCGTTGTGGATGTACAGCACGTTGGTGTTGGTCGCGTTGTTGGTGTGGAAGTACATCGGCACGTTGGTGCCTGAGACATTGGTCGGAGTGCCCGTCGGAGCCCCGGAGCCGGCCGGGATGTAGACGAACCCGTCGATCATCGAGCTGCCGCCAATCGGCCCGATGATATCCCCGCCCACCTGGCGGTAGCTAGCCCCCTTGATCAGCTTGCCGGTGGTGCCATCGAACAGAACAAAGTCGCCATCCGTAGCGCTCCCAGGCCCCACCACGTCGCCAGTGCCAGTGCCCGTGGCTGCGATGGTGATCGTGCCGGAGCCATTGGTGATGGAGATGTTTGCGCCCGCGGTCAGCTTGGCCCGGGCCAGCGTGCTCCCGAGGCTCTTGCCGATGAGCAGGTCGCCGTCGCTGAAGACATTGCTCTGACCCGTGCCGCCGTTGATCACACCTAGCGTTCCGCTGACTGCGGATCCGCCCAGGGCAATCTGGGGCAGGTCGATGGCCTGGATGGCAGACATCTGCACCACGGTTCCGTTGCCGCGGAGGTATTGCCCGTTGGTGGTTGCGCCTGCCAGGAACGAGATGGCCGATGATGCCGAGGTGCTGCTGGTGCCGCCATTGGCCACGCTCAGCACACCGTCCAGCGTGATCGTGCCGGAGGCCGTGATTGGGCTGCCGGACGTGGTCAGGCCGGTGCTTCCGCCGGACACACTGACCGACGACACGCTCGCGCCCGCAGTCATGCTGTCCAGCTTGGCCGCGTAGGTGCTGGTCATGTAGCCGTTCTGCGTGCTGCTCGCCGCGTTCTGGCTGATGACCGGCGTGGTGCTGCCCGTGGCCACGCTGATGTTCGCACCGCCCGAGGCCGACACGTTGGTCACCGTGCCGGCATTGCTGGTGTAGCCCGCCGGGTTGGTGTCCGAGTAGGCCCCGAGGTTGGTGAGTGCGCCCGCAGCCGTGGTCGCCCCAGTGCCACCCTTGTTGACGGGCAGCGTGCTGGTGATCGTGCCCGCAGAACCCAGCACGTCGATGTTCCACGTGCCGGTTGCCCCGGTGCCGGTGGGCGACGGGATGTCGGTGCCGATGGCAAGGCCCAGGTTGGTCCGGGCGTCTGAAGCGGTTGTAGCGTTTGTCCCGCCCGAGCCGACGGCCAGCTTGCCGGTCATGGACAGCGTGCCGGAGGATGTGATCGGGCCTCCCGAGAAGCTGAAGCCCGTGGTCCCACCGTCGGCATTGACGCTGGTCACCGATCCTGAGGCCACCGCGGCATTCAGCGTGGAGCCGGCCATGGACAGGTTGGTGCCGAGCGTGATTTCGCCCAGGGCAGTGCCCGAGGCATTCGAGCCGATCAGCCTGGCCACCGCGGAGGCCGCCTGCATCTTGGCGTAGGTCACCGCGTTGTTGGCAATGGTCGCAGCGAAGGACCCTGTGCCAGTGCCTGTCACATCCCCGGTGAGCGTGATGGTCTGGTCGCCGGTGTTACTCCCGGAAAGGTTGGAGCCTGTGACAGCGCCTGACGCAGCCACCGAGGAAGGCGTGATGGCGCCCAGGGCAAGACTGATGGCCGGTGTGGTCGTCGGGTTGGTGACGGTACCGCTGACGCCATTGGCCGTGGTGACCGACACGCTGGTGACGGTGCCGCCGTTGGACGTGTAGTTGGCCGGGTTGGACGCAGGGTAGGCCCCTAGGCTTGTCAGGGCATCCGGCGCGGTGGTTGCCCCGGTTCCGCCCGAGGCAACGGCCAGGACGCCGCCCAGCGTGATGGTGCCGCTGGTTGTGATGGGCCCGCCCGAGGTGGTCAGGCCTGTCGTGCCGCCCGAGACGTTGACGCTGGTCACACCGCCGCCCGTAGGTCCCGGAGGACCGGCAGGCCCGGTGGGGCCCGCAGGACCTTGAGGACCTTGCAGGCCGCCGGCACCGAGGGGCTTGGTGGCTCCGGTGTCGAGCCGGGTGATCTCGCAGACCGAGTAGATCTCGCTGATGGTGGCCAGCGAGGCAGGTACGCCCAAGTGGGTGGCGCCGCTGCTGGTGATGTAGTAATCCAGCCGGTAGACCGTGTCCTTGTGCGGGATAATCCGCACATTCATGTCCAGGTACTGGTTGGATTGGTTCTGCACGTCCAACGACACGCTGTACCCGATGACCACGCCATTGGTGACATCGTAGAGCCGCATCCGGGTCTCGCGGGTCTTGTGGAAGGCGCTGATGTTGCGCACCTGGTAGGACCCGGCAGCCAGTTTGAAAGTGTTGCTTTCCAGCTGAAGTATCAGCCCGTTGGGGTCCGACTGGATCGTGTTCAGCTCCCGGGTCGTCCAAGTTGTGGCCACGCCCGTCCCGCCATCCACACCACTGGCCTTGCTGTCGGTCAGCACCGCGATCTTCAGCGTCAGGCTGTCGACGTCCTTCCTCAACTTGTTGATGAGGATCGTGCTGGTCTGGCTATCGTAGCTCATTGCTTGGCCTTACGTCGGAGGATTCTCTGGGCCTCGTCAAGGCTACTTGCGATGCCTATCAGGCTGCCTGCGGGGCCGTAAATGCGGAAGGAGCCCTTGGTCTTGCCCGGGAGGGCCCGGTAGCCGCCCTGGAAGCTGTAGGCACCGGGCATGGCTGAGTCGGGGGAGGGCATATATCGGAAGTCCTGAGGCTTGCCGTACACCGGGTTCTTCACGAACACCGTGTTGCCGACGCTGAAAGACTCGGAGCCACCAGTGACGGGCTGATCGGTGCGCTTGTCGTAGAAGTAGGAGTGCTTTTTTGGGTCCATTCCAACCGGGGTCCACGTTTCAATATCCGATGGGATCGACCTGTCTTTGATTAGCCTTCCTTCAACCGTGGCAATCGGATGCTTTGCAGCCCTGCCTTCCTTGATCGCAACCGCACCCAGTTTGGATTCCTCGCTTCCTTCTTTTACGAAGAATCTTACAGGGCCAGAAAGGCGGACATTGGTGTCGTAGCCAATCCTGTCGCCCACATTTCCCGGGGTAGCAGGTTCGTGAATCGTTTGAACATATGTGCCCCTGTTCAGGAATGCAGGGATGTCGATGCGGACGCCAACAGGAGATCCTTCTGGAAGCGATTCGTGTTCACGCCAGAACGGCTGCTTTGATGAAGATAGGGCAGCTTTAGCTTTTTCCTCGGTCGGCGGGTTGGCGAAGTCGATGTTGCGGCCCACCTCGCGCTGGTTGGCGGCCGGCATATACCGCTGGGCGCCTACTTCGCCGGCTCTGGCTGCGGCTGCACTCGGTCCCGTAGGTCCTCCCGGATTCCGGCCCGCATCAGGCCCGAGACCTGACGCACCAGTTCCTCCATCGTCGGCTCCGGACCTTTGCCGGATCTGGGGGCGCTCTTGACCTTTGACTGAGAAGACATCGAAGACTCCTTTTGCATATTTTTCTGTGCGTTTTTCCGTCTCGGCGAACTTTTGCGCGAACTCAGGGTCGCCGTAAAGGTTTTCGGTCAAGAACTTTGCGGTGGCATCCAAGCTAGAATGTCCTACCGGCTCGTTCTTGATGATGTTCCAGGTCAGCCAGTGGATGTCGAATGGCTGCGGTTCACGCCCTAGCATCTCCCGCAACCACGGGCTTTCCGCGGCGATCTTGCGCATCCCGTTTTCGATCAGGGAGTAAGCTGTCTCGGCTACCGTCTCGTTGTTGAGCATCCCGCCGATGACCTTGTAGGCTCCGGTCGTGTCCTCGGGCACACCGTTGCGATCATAGGCGAAAACCTCGGTGGAACCGCCTTGAGCCTTACGGGCTGCAGCAGCCTTCTCAAGGTGCTGGAACCACAGGTTTACCACCTGCCACCTGTCGCCAACGAACACGTCATTGCGGGCCAGCGTTGCAAGAACGAACGAAAGCACCTTGTGCTTGATGCCGGCGCCACCGAATCCCTTTTCGTTGAACTGCCGGCGCATCTGAGGACCAGTGAGGTCCGGGTTGTTGATGATACCCGTCAGCTCATCCCATCGACCGTTCCACCGAGACAGCATCTCGTGGAAGGCGTTGGCGTTCTGGATGGCATTGCGTCCTACCGAAACGTCGGGAAACTCCGACATCTTGGTGCTGACGATTTCCTTCCACTGATCCTTGGAGAACTTGTAGCGCCCTTCCACCGAGTCCTCAATAAGGCGCAGGACTTTCGGCTCACTGGTCAACCTGGCCCATCCGGCCTCTTGGTTGTACGGGTCCAGCATCCGGGACAGAAGGCCCCAGAACATATGCAGAGCCACCATCTTGGATGGGATTTGACCCTGACGGGCAAGCTCGTGGATGGGCTGCAACGCATTCAGGCCACCGACAGCCGACTTGACCAGCTCAGGGTTCCTTTGCAAACCGTCTTCGATGAACTTCCTGAAGGCGCCATTGTCCTGCACCCATTGCGCCAGCCGCAATGGAGCCGGAGGCACTGAGGCACGCGAACCATTCAATGCCCGGCTGTAGGCCTTGATCCATCCATCGGAATCAAGTCCCAGGGCTGGGCTGTCTTTGACCAAATCCAACGCAGCGTCCACCGCATTGAACATGGATGCGAACTTCTGCGGAGTGCCCGGGTTCAGGACGATCTTAGGCGATTTCGGGTCAGCAGGCTTACCAGTAAGCTCGGTGACCGCAAACTGTCCTTTGATCTCCGGCTGAGAGATTGAAATGGTCGATCTCAGCACGGTCGGATCATCAGTCAGCTCCTTCATAATTGCGGCCTTCGCCTTCTCTTTGGCCTCGCTGATCGAGAACGCCGAGATGGTTTCAGTCGCAGTCTTTTCACGCGATGGCTTGCCTGGCGTCTTGGTCTTATAGGTGTAGTCGAACTGGTACAACGAATTGACCGCACGCTGCCCTTTGACTGAACGGATGGCTTGTGTGGATGGCTGGCTCGGATCGGCTTCGGAGGCCGCCATGAACCGAGCGCTTACATCCCCCGCTTGTCGAACCGCCCCGAGTTCTTGCCGGCCTTCTTCTCGGCCTTGCGTGCGACCGACATTGCGATCGCCACGGCCTGCTTCTGCGGTTTGCCGGACTTCATCTCGCGCCGGATATTGCTGCTGACGGACTTCTGGCTGTAGCCTTGCTTGAGTGGCATAATCTTTTTCTGCTTTGAGTTTTGCTTGTCCTTCGGTGTCGAAGATCCCGGCGGTTGATCCATCGGGGCCATACAGGCGGAACTTACCGCCCTTCGACAAGATCCGGTAGCCGCCCACCAGGTCGCTCTGGACGCTGGTCTCACCAACCTGCTCGGCAGGCTGGAAGTTGAGCTGAGTGCGGCGGTAGCTCGACTGCTCTCCCATGTCACCGGACCACGGGATTTCCGTGCCGGTAGTGTTGGTGTTCTGGATGCGCTCAATGCGCAGGTCCTGATAGACCGACCCGCCCTTTCGGCTGGCCTCGTAGCCAGCGGTCGGTAGGTTGATCATGGTGTCGCCCTTCTTGGGGACGGCGCCCATCACCTCGTTGAAGAAGTTGCGCTTCTTGGCGCCTTCAATACCGCCACCGAGAGCCTCAGCGGAAGGCGCGGCGTTCTGCTCCGCAATGTTCTTCAGGTACACGTCCTTGAGCGTGGACATGGCCTGGTCGTAGTTGCCGAACAAGTTCTTGTAGGCGGGCTTGGTCAGGGCCTTGTACATCCGGGCCTGCACCTTGCCCCAGTCGACAGCCTTGATGTTCACACCGCCCTTGCTGTTGATCGAGATCTCGTAAGGCAGGAACAGCTTCTCGGACTCTCCAAACACGCCAGACTTGCCCGTGGAACCGTAGACCTTCCAGTACTTGCCCTCCATCAGCGTGCCGTCGCGGATGGCTGTGGCGATGTCGATCAGGCTGCGCGATGTGGACGGGCTGAAGATACCGCTCTTCGACACGGCATCAGCCTCGGCAAGGCTCAGTCGGCCTTCGATGATCGGGTTGCCCTTGGCGTCGAGCCCGCTGACACTGCCACGCTCGTTCTGGGGCACCGTCTCGATGACCTGCATCGTGCGGTTGGCCACGTCCGCGGTCTTGGCGGCTAGCTCTGCCTTTGAGAGCGGTCGGATGATGCTGCCATCCGGGCCCGTCATAAACAGGTCGGAGTAGCCACGGGCCATGATCACCGCATTCTGCTGCGCCTGCGTGAGCTTGTTGATGTCCACCCTCTGCTCGGTGGGCTCGTAGCCTTCCTTGGGCGTCACCAGGTTCTTGATGGCATCCTCCATCCACGGGATCTTGATGCGCTTGCCGTTGGCGTCGTAGAAGGTCCGGGCAACCGGGTCGAAGCCGTTCTGTAGCGCCTGCCTGGTAAACCGCTCGGAGACAGCCTCCTTGGCGTTGTTGAAGGCCAGCTCAAAGAAGGACGGGATGCGCCCAGGCAGCAGCGTCTTTGGGTCTTTGCCTTTGAGAAACTCCTGCGTGTAGTACGCAGCGAACTCATCGGTCATCCGCTTGAGCTGCTCAATGCGTTGGGCCCGCTGCAGTGCCGGATCAAAGGCATCACGCAGCTCAGTGCGAATACGATCGGCAACAATCGGAGCACCGCTGGCCTGCAGCTTGTCCGCGTAGCGGTTGGCGAAGTCGGTGAACTGCCGTTGGAACTCGGGCGACTGTGCCGAGGTCTCGATCACCTGGGAACCGAGCCGGCTGACCACGTCCCCGGTAATGCGGGCGTGCAGGATCTCATGCGGAAGCGTCTCAGGCTTCGCACGGTCGACGTTGATCAGGATCGTCGGCTTGCCGCTCTTGATGTTATCCGGGCCGATAGACACGCCGGCGTAGTTGACCGACTGCAGCGAGGTCGGGACGGTATCACCATCTCCATGGAAGATTACCTCGACGCCGCTGTTCTCAGCACCAGCGACCTCGGAGAGGGCCTTGGTAAGCTGTTTGTTGTCCAGGCCAGCGTAGAGCTTGGCCCGAGCCTCGGAGTCCTTGATCGTGGAAAGCTGCTCAGCCCCGGTAGTTGGGTCGATGTAGGTGAACTGAACCTCGGTGGGCCGGGTGTTCAGGTCGTCGACCGCGGTACGTTTGACTCGGTTGGCGTTGAGCGCATCGGATGACGCTGCCTTGGCCAACCTGAACCCGGCGTCGATACCACCAAAGGCAAGACCGCTGCCGACAGCCGCTGCAACCGCCTCACCTTCTTCGCCAGTCAGCCCCGCCAGCAAACCGCCACCAGCGGCGGCACCGGCAGCCGGGATGAGGATTGATGCGGCAGTCTTGATCGGGGTCTCCAGGCCTGAACGGGCCAGCGCTGTGCCGAAAGCACGGGCACCAGCAGAAGCACCTTCAGCCGCTGCAATGCGTTCCCCTGCGCCTAGAAGACCTCTCTGAATCAGAGTGAGCGCCTGGCCACCCGAGATAGCCCCAGCCTCTCCAAGCGTCTCCATGGTGGCTCCTGCGGCCTTAGTGCCACCAATGATTCGGGATACAGTGCCAAGACCCGGGACGTTCAACTGGGCAGTGATCGGAAGGCCTGCAGCCTCACCGAGGGCCACGCCGGTCGTGCCCCTGGCAATTGCCTCCTGCACGGCCTGGCCCATCTGCGGAGATCCTGTGACCCTAGCTGCAAAGGCGCCGGCACCAGTCTCGGGAGCCCGGCCCAATGCCGCGATGCGCTCACCACCGCGCTGCAGTGCAGCACCCGCCCTGGGGATGAGAGGCGCAGCACGCTGAAGCAGCATTGACGCCGCCTTTCCACCGCCGGCAAAGGCAATGGATGACGGGTCGGCAAGGAATCCGCCTACCTCAAGGCCTGGCTGGCTGATAGCTTCCTGCGGGATGTTGTAGGCCTGCAGGAACTCCTGGGCAGCAGGCACGCGCTCTTCTTCCGGCGCATTGGCACGGGCCAACTGGCGTTTGATCTCGGAAGTCGCCAGGAAGGCTTCGTAGCGGTCGTCGTCGCTGCGCAGCTTGCCTGTTAGCTTCTCCAGATTGCTCAGTGCGACATCGTAGGCGCCGCGGGCCATGCTTTCGCCCTTTAGGCGGGACTGCACTGCAATCTCAGCCGCGGTGCCTAAAGCCACATCGGTCGGCATTATGCCTTCCTGGGGGTCGATGTACTGCCCGATGGCTTCGCCCAGCTTGTAAGGCATCGTAGCGATGTCCACAGCGGTCTGGGCGGCAGCGGTTCCGATAGTCTCCAGCGGCTTCTCGCCGAGCAGAGGCTTGGTCTTGGAGACCTTGAGGTAGTCGAGGAACTCCTGCTTGCTGGGCGTGTAGTCGGTCTGCGCTGCCTGAAACTGCAGCACCTTGTTGTAGGAATCCTCAGGGGTGGGATCGACCTCGATGCCTCCCTGCACAAAACCGCCTTGCGCCATCGTAGGCGCGGCCTGTTGCTGCGGCTCTGCGTCGACAACAATTCCGCCTTCAACGAATGGCATAGGTCAGTCTTGGAACTCTTGGTATTTTCCGGTGGCAGGATTGAAAACGAGGCCGCGTTTGAATCCGCGGGCGCGCATATCTTCGGGTGACTGAAAGCGCTCAAGGTTTTGAGCCTGACTCTTGGCCTCAAACTGCTTCACCTGCTCAAACATATTGGACGGCACGACTAGGTTCTCCGGGATGCCGCGGTCCTTAGCCATTGATCGGTATCGGCTCGCAACCGTTTCGGCTTCCTTGGCAATGCCGGAGTAGCTCTTGCGGGCAGTCTCAATGAAGTTCTTGCGCTGGTCGTCGTTCAAGAACTTGCCGCTCAGGATTTGGTTGTAGGTGTTGACCACCGACTCAGGAACGCTGCCAGCATTCTTGGCCGTGGCATACTCGCCCTCCCGCACAGTGCTGCCAGGGTCGAGCGTTTTCATGAACGAGAAGATCAGCGCGATGTCGTCACTCGGCTTGTACTGCGCAGTGCCGATAGAAGCACCAAAACTGTTCATCTGGTTCAGGTAAGAACCAGCCACGCTAAGGTTCTGAATCGTCTTCTCGTTCCCAAAGTCGGTGATGAACTTGTCCGCAGCCTTCTGCTGAGGTTCTTCAAGATTCAAATATGCGTTTGTTCCTTGAATATCCGCTTTTTGAGGAGCGCCAAAAGGCTTTCCACCAACGGTAGGTTGAACCATGCGAGTATTAGGAATCGCAGTTGACCCGATTGTGGGCGGCGCTCCGTATTCGGTCTCCAAACCGGACGGACCCATCTTGGCACCAGTAGGAACCAAACCTGCGGGAATAGCCTGACCAGCCTTTCTCAGCATCGGAATCAGCGACTGCATCTGTGTCGGAGTCAGCTTGTCGCCGTACTTTCCAAGCATCTCCTGCGTGACATCGGCGTAAGGCGCTGAAGGCCCCTGACCTGGCTGCATGGACATCACGTCGGCGATAGCCTGTGTGAAGTACGGTGCAGCGGCGGCCTCGCGCTGGGCTTGGCCCAACTGCAACGCACCGAGCGCCAACTGCTGCCTAGCCGCCGCATCACGCACCTCGTTCTGCTGATCCGTCCGATACTGGTTCAGCACCATCACGGCGTCCCCAAGCGCTGCCTTCTTCTTGGCTAGGCTCATGTCCGGGAACTTCTCACCGAGCGCCGAGAACTTGTTGAGCATCTCCCGGTCGGCCTGCACCTGCTGGGTGTAGCGCGGGATATCTTGCTCGGAGATACCGGCAGGCAGTTGCCCGGTCTCGGTGTACTGCTGAATGGCAAGGTACTTTGGGTCAGACGCAAGCTGCTGCTGCATGAGCCCGGAGACAGTCTCCCAGCTCTGAGTGGCAGCCTCGGTCTCAGCCTTCTTGGTGCGGTACTGCTCGATGGCCTTCCCCAATCCCTGCCCCATGGCAGCGATACCCATGGCCAGGTTGCGGCCCGGAGCGGTTGCGGCCTCCATGTATCCCGGAGGAAGAGGACCGCCGTCTCCGCGGCCCGTGTATGGTGAGGAATAGCCGTAAGTTGCCATAGAATTAGCTGTGTTGAGAGTGATACGCGAACTCGCGCAGTTTCAAGCTGATAGCCCTCATGTGCTTGTAGCCACCGATAATCCAGGCCACTTGGAGGATCATGTCGTTGCCGCAGAGCCGTAGGACATCTGCTGTCTGACGCTTCCATTCCTCGTCAGCCTTCTCCCAGGCAACCGAGTCGGCGTAGGTGCTGGTGATCTGCGCAATGACGGGCTGCAGCCGGAACCAGTTGTCGATATAGAACGGGGTCGAGTACAGGCTATTGGCCTGCATCATCACGTCCAGGAAAGCCTCAGGGGTGAACGGCACGTCTCCGTCGACCAGGTCGTCGATGGCGTGGCAGTAGGCATGGAAAGCCGTGATGAACACCACGGCGTTGTGGTTGCCTCCAGCGGCATCGAAGTAGAGCTGGCCTAGCTTGTTCATGCCGGGTGGAAGTCGACTGCCGCGGAGGTTGGGTTGCCGCTCCACCGCTCCAGATTGGCGAACACCGAGAACGACAGCGCGATGGCACTGTGCTTCACGCCGGCAGGGACGGGCTTAGACCATCCGCAGTGGTAGCTTGTGACGTGCTTGGACTTGTTTCCCATCATCCAGCTCATTGTCCCGAGGATGTGGATGATCCGGGAGTCGAACTGGCTGTGGGAGTGCGACGGGATCAGCTCTCCAGCGGGGCAAAACCAGACCTCAAGCTGCCATCGGAACAACCGAAAGAGCCTGATTCCTGTGCATCTCTGGAACTTGATGATCACAAAGAGGACGCGAGGCCTTTGAGCCCAGCACCTGCAGCAGACGCTGCCCCAGTAATATTGCTTCCCGCAGCCTTGATACCGCCTCCGATGGCCTCCAAGGCCTTGTCCTGCATCTCGTCGCGCTTCTCGAAGAGACCCTGCTTAAACGACAGGGCATCGTCGATCATGGTGTCATCCAGGCCGAGGGCCTTCAGGCGCCTGCGCTGGGCTTCCACATCCGCGGTGGTATTCTGGAAGTTGGTCATCATGGGCGCACCGTACCCACTGCCTGGCATCATTGGCGGTTGGGGTGCGTAGCCCTGCATCATTCCACCGGGCTGCTGGTATCCGTAGTTCATAGGCTGGATGCAGCGGACATACCGGCGCCGATCAGCGCGGTGGTGTTGGCAGCGGAAGCGGTACGTGCGGCAAGCTGGGACTGCTGATTGCCGGACATGATGTTGGCAGCGTACTGCGACTCGGGGTTGAAGAGCTGGCCCGGGTTGAAGCCCTGCGCCTGCCCAAGGAAACTCTGGGAGCCGGCGAATGCCTGGGAAGGCCTTCCCAAGACCTGCTGGAACACGTCACCGTACACACCCTGGGAAGCCCCGAGAGCACCCATTGCTTGCTGTTGGCGCTGTTGCTGCAGGCCGGCACCAGCCATCTGGGAGCGCACAGCCTCCTGCAAGGCACCGGACGGCCCTTGGGCCAGCCCGCGGGCAGCCAGGCCGGAGCGCGTCTGCTGCTCAACCATGCGCTGTTGCTCCGGCGTCAAACGGGAGCCTGCAGCCAGACCGGATTGGGCTTGGGCTGTGAGAGTGTCGGCGAGAGCGGCCTGCTCCGGTGACGCGGCCTTGATGGCGGCGCGTGCCTGAGGACCGAGAGCTGAAATGTCCGCAATATCACCAGCACGCGAGCGGGAACGGGCCGCGGCCTCGACCTCGCCCATGGTGGGTGCGATCTGCTCCTTGTAGAGAGCCAGGAGCTCGGGCGTGGCCTGCTGAAGAAGCCCAAGCTGCAGCGCCTGATACTTCGGCGCGAACTGAGCCTCGGCGGCGTACTTTTGCGGCGCTAGATCAAGCTGGGCTTGAAGCGTGTCTCGGGTTTCTGCCGCGTAATTCCGCGGTGCTGGTGCTTCAACTGATGCCATATTTTTTGTGAGCCACCCGGTAGATCGGCATCGAGCCTTTCTTGTAGGTGGTCAGTTTGCCGTTGCGATAGCCGATGGCCGGGAGGATTGCAGCCTCCGGTCGGTCGTGAAAGAACTTAGCCGCCACTGCCATGGCGAATACTGCGCAGTCGGCAGCGAACTGGTGCCAGTACCAATGGTCGCCATTGGGGTCGTTTGGCTGCCACGACCATGCCTTGGGCTCCGGGCCCGTCTGGCGCCAACCTACAAGCACGGCGACCACGTGGTCGTCCTGGCAGGCGATCTTGAGCGTGCCCTGCTCCGCGTGGAACATCACGTAGTCCTCGACTGCCTCGCGGGTCCATCCCTTGAAGCTGTCGGGCACCTTGGCCAGAAGGTAGTCTGTGATCTGCGGGATCATGTCCAGGTGGAGGCGTAGAGCAGGTAGGCTTTGACCTGCCAGTTCGCCCGGGTCAACACGGTGCGAGACCCGGTGCTGTCGAGGTAGACGATCTGCGAGTCGGCGTCACCAGTAGAAACCCGGTTACCGGGTCTTGATTTGGAGAACCAGACGTTCAAAAACAAATCAGTGGTGCTTGCTCCATCCATTCCAGAGGAAATGGTGATCGGATACTCACTTGTCAGGTTTGCGCTATTCCAAGTCTGTTCGTTGATTACGCTGTTGATGTCCAATTCATTCCCGACAACGAATGGCCCGTCATTGGTCTTACACCGCAGCACAACGCGGATGATTTGAGGAACGACAGAACCTGTGACTGCGGGAAGCTCGGTGGCCGAGGTTAGCCACTGCACCGCTTGGCTTCCACTTGCAGCCATTACCGGGATGTCCTTGGCCACCGTGGTGTATCGCAACAGTCCGCTGGACAGCGTTCCCCCAGACAGCGTCAGTCCGGCTCCGACCGTGATCTCCTGGGGGACGCCGTTCGTGCCAGCAGAGCGACCGATCAACCGCGCATCGGTGACGTGCTGGATCTTGGCATAGGTGACGCCGGTGGTGGTTGACGATGAGTCGGCCAGCTTGGCGGTGGTGACAGCCCCGGTGCCGATGTTAATCGTGCTCGCGGTGAACGCCAGGTCGGTCGAGGAGAGTTCCGCGGGGTAGGCCGACACAGCGTTGCCATTACCGATCAGCCGGCTGCCGGAGATCGGAGCGAACTTGGCAAGAGTCAGCGAACCGTCGGCCACCGAGAGCGTGCCGCCGTCGACCGAGCCGGTGATGTCGACGCTGGGCGTGCCCAGGAGATTGAGCGTCGAGGCCGACAGCGTGGTGGTGGAGCTGACCGTGGTGCCCGGGGTGACAGTTACAAAGAGTGGCATGGTGTTTTAGACGTCGTTCTTGCCGTAGAGTCGGAATGCGATGCCGATGACCTTGGCGCTGTAGATGTCGAGGGAGCCCTGGTCGGTGGTGATCAGGGGCTGCACAGAGGCCGAGTGCTTGCGCAGGCGGGCCTTGTGACTGAAGAACTGGTGCAGGCCGGCCTTCCACCCGTTGTTTCCGGTGCGGAACTGGGTGGTCACCGAGTAGTCCTCGCGGTACGGGGCCAGGAAGTTGTCGGCGGTGTTGTTGGTGTTGTAGGTGCCGCTTCCGTAGGTGTAGTAGACCGTGCGATCCTTGGTCTGGTCGGTGGCAACAACGTAGGACTCATTCACACCGTCGAACTGCGCGGTGATGGAATAGCGGGTGTTCCAGTTACCCAGCTCGAACTGGATGTCGGTCCACTGCTTGTGGTCGACGTTGTCCTCCCCGGTGTAGCCTCGGAAGCGAACCTCGGTCGACATCTGGATGAGGTTTCCGGCCAGGTTGACGTCCACAAGTCCGAGCGGGTCGAACTGGTGGATCAGACCACTCTCATCGGCCCAGCAGAGCGTGTCGGTGCCTGCCACGATGACGCGGCACCAGTACTTCGGAACGAGTAACGAGCCCTCCCAGTAGCCTTCCCAGGCCTTATTCAGGAAGTTGTAGACCAGCGTGCGCTGGTTGGTGCCGTCACCGCCCTCGACCGGAACGCTCAGGATGTAGCGGTTGGCGAAGTAGGTCGCGCAGGCATTACCCCAGTAGGCCTGGTCGATGTCGTCGACGATGTTCTGGATCTGGTCGGAGAGCGGGAGAACAACCGACTGGCTGATGCCGAACTCGGTCTGGCGGAGGCTGATGATGCCGCGTTGGGACAGGAAGATAACGTCGGAGCCAGTGCCTGCGATGGAGGCCTGTGACACACATCCGAACTCCCGGGTGATCTCGGTCAGGCGGGTGGTCGACAGGTCGCCGTAGAGGTTCTCCACGGCCAGGACTGAGCGCTCCTTGAAGACCAAGAGCGTGGTGGTGTTGAACGGGTACAGGGCCACCACCCGGTCATTGCTGCCGGTGTTGAGCTTGAACTCGTTGAGCACCGGGCTGTAGTGCAGCGGGTCCAGTACGTCGGAGACGGCCAGGTAGTCGTTGCCGTAGAGCAGCAGCAGGCGGTTCTGGAAGTACAGGCCCTCGCGGCCCGGAGGCACCGAGGAACCGGAAGCACTCGAGCGTTTGATGCTGCCGGTGATGTTGTTGTTGTCCACGTCGACCAACGTGGATGGCATGGCCACCGAGGCTGTGGGGACGTCGGAATAGGCGCCGCCGTTGACGATGGCCACTGAGCTGACGATGCCGTTGGTGACGGTAGCGGTCAGGCTGGCAGCGGTGGTGGGCGTAATCGTTGAGCTGACCGTGATCACCGGGGCCGAGAGGTAGCCGGAGCCCTGGTTGAGGATTGTGACCGCGCTGATCGTGATGTTGGGCGACGTGCCGGTGGTCGTGAGCTGGATGATGGCCCGACCCGCGTCGTTCAGCGAGTCGGTCTCCTCGGTCGTGCCGCTGAAGAGCTTGAGCGTGTTGTTGTCGACCGGGTAGACGTAGTAGATCCGGTTGTTGACCGTGCCGCTTCCAACCACGTTGGAGATCGAGACCTGGTCGCCCGGGATGAAGTTGTGGTTGTAGACCGTCAGCGTGTCCCCGGTGGAGTCAGAGCCGACGATGGACAGAGTGGACGGGATCCGGTCGAACCCGGCGTCGAGCGCAGACGGGAACGTGGCGTTGCCCTGCATCAGGATGGGCATCCCGTCGTTCAGGTTGTCGACGATGTCCTGCGCCAGGTCATATCCGGTCAGGTTGGCCGAGCGCTCAATGTAGTAGCGGGCGTTGTTCTCGGGGCTGAGCGGTAGAGGGTTGGTGCCAGCACGGGCGTCGATCAGCGTCAGGTGGAGCGAGACCTCCTCGTTGACCACGTTGACAAAGAACTGGAAGCCCTGGCCAGAGCCCGGGGTGGCGGTCCACAGCGGTGCCACGTCGCCCACACCACCGATGGTCACGATGTCGCCCGTGGTCAGGTCGGGTACCACGTTCAGTGTGACCTCGGTGGACGCCTCTTGGGAAAGCAGGGCACCGCTTTCGCACAGAAGCGCATCACCGCCCTCGGTGTCGATGGAGTCGTAAACGATGCCGATGACGCTGTCGAAGTAGTACCGGGCGTTGCCCGGGCGCAGCATGACCACGCCGTTGGTGGCCTGGATGAGGCGCACCGGGAGGTAGATGTCGTGCCCGTTCATGGGCACTTCCACGGGCGACTGGTTGGGCCGGATGCACCAGACCTTGCCCTGACCGCCGTCGGATGCCCGAGCCTCATTGACTGCAACCAAGAGGGCGTTGGCCCCGGTGTCCGGGTCGCGGTAAGGCAGGACCCCGAGGATGTCCTCAAAAGGCAGCGTCTGGTTGTAGAACTGGACGGTGCGGTTGACCGGCGGGCCTGTGAAGGCGATGGCCGCGGTCGACATCACGCAGTTGGTCCCGTCATCCAAGAGGCACCGGGTGCCGTTGGGATAGACCAGCACGTTGGCGACTGGATCCGAGGCGATGCTCGAGTTCTGCGGGATGGGAGTGCCGCTGACAGGGACTGCTAAAACGGAGTTTGAGGTCACCGTCACCACGCGGTTCAGGGACTCCCACTTGCCGCCCCACTTGGGCTGCACGATGCCCCAGCGGTTCTTGATGACCTGATCCTCGAAGCGTCGGTTGACGGCGTTGGAAACGTAGGAGGCCGGGATCAGCGCAGGGTCAATGCGAGATACCACTCCAACGAATCCATCGTCGATTGCACCGATTTGAGGCAGGTCAGGCATATCACCGGGACGGCACGATTATCTGGCGCACATATTTCTCCTGCAGCGCCACCTTGTCGATCTCCTTGGTGAGCTCAACCTCCCCTAACTCCAAGAACTGGTTGCCCAGGTCGATCTTGCCGTCGACCCGCAGCATCTGGCCCGCGGCCTTGAGTGCGCAGATCTCCGAGAAGCGGTAGGGAAAAGCGTAGGCAGAGGCCTCGGCAGAGCTGGACAGGAGCGGCGGGGTCTTGCGGAACTCCAGCCAGACGTAGGGCAACTGCTCTCCGACCAGCACGCCGTCGTCGGTGAAGGTGTAGGTGGCCTCCTGCTGGCGCCAGGACACGCGGGGGTCGCCCGGCCAGACCGAGAAGGTCTCACCGATGGGGACTGCCCGGGTAGTGCCGTCGGGGTTGTTGGTCTGCGATATGTTGCGCAGGAACTTGTTAAGCACTCCCCAGTAGACCGAGTTGGTCGGGACGGTGCCCGCCGGTGCCGTGGCGTAGAGCTGGTAGTGCCGCTGGGTGTCGGGATAGAGAACGATCTGCCCGATGGTGTAGGTGGTCGTCGCGTCCCAGTTGCCATCATTGTTGCCGTAGTCGGGCAGTGCCTCGGCCCAGTACTGGGCATTGAGCGTGCCGCCAGGGCCGCCCGTGGTCGGAGGGTTGCCGGAGTTGATCGAGCCGACGTACTGGTAGTACTTCTGCTCGGTCTTGAAGTAGACCACCATGCCGGCTGAGTAGAGCTGGGCCGGATCGTAGTTGGCCGCGAAGTACTGCTGCTCGTACACCGTCTGCTCGGGCCAGTCGAAGCACTCCCAGGCGCTCCGCAGTGACATGGAGATGAACGTGCGGAAGAAGTTGGACTCCTCGGTGGTCAGCGTTGAGAAAACGCGCCCAGTGAGCTCACAGGCGCGTTGCAGGACGTAGTCGTAGGTGACGGTTCTCATTGGCTACCAGGCTTTGCAGGACCAGTACTTGGCCGAGAGTTTCGATCCCGGGTTGTCACAGCCGTGACGAGCGCGGAAATTGGCCCGTCGCTCCGGGATGTGCTTCTTGATGGTCATGTCCGGGTCGCCAAAACGCACCAACTTAACCTTGCCGTTTTCCTTGGCCAAGACCGCGGACTTCTTGGGCTCCCCGGGGGTTGCCTTGGGCTTGTTGTAGCCCGAGAACTTGTTGCCCTTGTAGTTGATCATTGGGACTTGGGGAGTGCGTACCAGCCGGCAGGCAGCGTCACCGTGGACGGCCCCACCAGCTTCTTGTTTGAATCGAATCCGTAGACGCTGGCCTTCACAGGCTTCGCGAGCATCACGGGATCACCGGAAGGGACCAGGACCACCTTGGTCATCTGGCAACCGAGGCAGTCCAGCAATGCGATCAGCCAGATCGTCTTTGAGAGCCTCGGGAGCTTTTCCATGTTGGATGTCGGTGGGTGGAGTCTCGCGGAACCAATCGAGCAGGGCCTTCAGGATCTGGTAGATCCAGTTCACTCGGGCTTCTTCTCGGCGTCCTTGGCCCAGATCAGACCGATGCCAGCGGTGACCGCTGCGATGGTCGTGGTGATGTCCAGATGGGTGGTCGGGTCACCGTCGAACAGGGCCTTCATGGCCCCGCCAACAGCGACTAGGACTGCACCGATACCGGCGAGAGTGGTCTTGGTGTTTTTCATTTAGAGCGGAATAAGCGATACGCACCGTAGATGGCGCACAGTAAGCCAATCACGGCGGTGATAAGTCTAACCCAGTCGGTGAGCCAGGGGATAAACGAAACAGCGGTGGCCGCTGCTGCTCCCCCCATGGAGACAATCATCTGATTTGTGTCACCGCCGTGATTGGATGCGTCCATTTACGTGGGATTTGATTGGTTTTTCGCAGCTTCTTCTAGGATATCCACCAAGGGGAGACCGACGCGCATATTGTTCACGTCGCCGGCCTTCATACCAATCACCAAGAGCTGGTGGAGCAGTTGGAGTTGTTGGAGTGTGAGTTCGATCTTAATCATGCGGCAGGAGCTTCGACAACGGTGGCCGGCTCCGCAACCAAAACCGGCACCTTCTGCTCAACGAGCGGCGGAACGATTTCAACCGGCGGCGATGAAGGCTGCGCCGCCCACGGCAGCGGAGGAGCAACCACCGGCGGGTTGATCTGGTCGTTGATCTGCGCGGTGACGTTCGCTTCGATGGCCGTCTGATCGACGCCATTGGCAAAGCACCAGCTCAAGACCTGCGCTTCGGTCAGTTGGTCGTAAGGCGTGTATCCAGAACCGCTGGGCGGAGCGAACGACGACGATCCGTAGCAGGTGCCGCTGTAGGTGCCATCGGTGCCGTTGCATCGCCAGTCGGCGGTAATCACAACGTCCGTAAGACTGCCTTCGGTCGGTTTGACCAAGAGGCGTTCGATGATCCAAGAGATAGTGGTCATGGTGATATGGATTAGGCGTTAGCGAGCGTGGTGATGGTACCAGAGCTTCCACGGTATTTCAGCGCACCGGCTTCGACGTAGAGCTGGCCACCAGTCACGTTGGCAGTAGGAGCGGTTCCGTTGGCGATCTGGATGGTCTTGGCAGCGGTGGTTCCAGCAGCAGTCAGTCCCACCAAAAGATTCCCGCTCGCGTCGAGCGTCATCGCTTGGGTGAAGGATACAGTACCACCTGCAACACCACCAACTGAATCAGTGTACCATTGATGCTGACCGTTTACAGTTAGGCGATAAGCAGCAGCGTTTCCGGTGGCAACATACTGTCGAGTTGTCGCGCTCTGAAAATTGAGAGAGTTAAACCAAGTGTTTGCTGCATCATCTGTATAGATTGAAGAGTACCCTGTGCTAAATGGTCCAAATTGGATTGCTTTGTGGTTAGCCTTCCACGCACTCGGCGTAACCCCCAATCCGAGATTTCCCGTATCGGTCAACTGCATCCGAAACGTCGTGCTGGTCGAATCGTAGAACCCGAGGATCTTGTCATCGACCGCGCTGACATCGACTCCGATTCGCCACGTTTGAGTAGCGTTGCGATTCGTCATCGCCAGAGCGTTGGGCTGTGATGCCGATTCCCTGAGCGTCAAACGAGTACCAGAGAAAGCAGTGTCACCGATTGCAAGTCCGGTGGCATTCAGTGTCATCCGAGTGCCGCCTGCGCCGTCGCCGAAGGTGAAGATTCCGGAATTGCTAATGTTTAGCAGCGGATTTGTGCCATCCTGCGTCTGGAAAGTGGTTCCAGTAACAGTCCTTCCACGGATAAACAATCCGGCTGCTGTATCGGAATAAATGGTCAGCAAACCACCAAAATTGATGGCAGTCGCATTTGCCAGACTTACTCCACCGTTAGCCGTCAGTGCGCCGGTGATGGTGGCGGAGGCGAGGGTGGCGGTGCCGCCGGCTCCCAGGATCTGGTTGCTGGTGATCTTCTTGGTCGTGCCAGAGGCCGCCATGGACGTGTCCGAGATGTCGACAATCGGCAGCACGTCCGCTGCCGGATCAACCGTGGTGATAGCCGCTAGGGCCGTGATTTTTGTGTCTGCCATGGCTTAGTTTGCTTGGATGATGAGTTTGCCTGTGTCCTCCCGCAGGAGGAACGATGCGTCCTCAAGCAGCAGGGAATCAAAAGTGCCGAAAGTGATGACGATCTTGGACGTGCCGTCCTCGAGGAAGACGAAGAAGTCGTCCTCCTGCAGCAGGTCGCGCCGGATGATAGGCAGGTCGGCGCCGCCGCCAGCCCCACCGAGGGCTTGCTGCACGCCGAGTCCTAGACCTAGTCCGAGACGCATTTTAGACCCACTTGCGGTTGTAGGCGATGATCGCCCCGGAGGATACAGCCACCGAGGTGAAGACGCCCGAGATCGAGTCGCCGGCCTGAATGGTCACGCCGGAGGGGAAGTTGGTGATGTTGGACGAGACGGCGCCGAGGATAGTCGTGGCGACGGCGTGGATCTCCATCCAGTTGCCGGTCACAGTGCCCGCGGAGGCGTCGATGTACCGGCCACCGTATTCGCCGGCCAGTTGGCGGTTTGATCCGACATTCATAGAGTGAACTTCTGACTACTGCGTTTTGTGCCACCGCTCCATCCAACCTGCAAGCGTGTAGCCCCGCAGCGCACTCGCACCTCGGGGTTATCCCGCTCGACCTCTTTCAAAAATTGGGAGTCCTTCCAGC